TTAAAACACGGCCTAGACGCCCGTTAGAAACCTCTGTATAGGCAGACTGGCCTGCTCTGTGGGTATGGCCCATAATCACGTTTAAACCGTGTCTGCGGGCTTGATTGAGTGCGCTCATTCCCGGGTTAGGGTTTAGTCCACCTTGGTCGCCGTGAATGGCTATCCAGCCTTTAGCGATTTGAAATGGTTCTTTATGGAACTTAATACCTAATTCATCGAACTTCATAAACTTTTCGAAGCGCAGTTCCGGCAAGGATAAGAAGGCCGGTATCTTCTTCATGATGACATTGTAAAGTCTATCCGTATGATTACTTCTAATTGTGTGAGCTTCTTTAGCCCATTGAGTTAATTCCCATAAAACATCTACGGTATGGTCCCGGTCATCGGCTAAGGTTTGTTCGTACCATCCTGGAGTGTTTTCGGTCCATCGGGATATCTGCGGTAAGTCGATTTCGTCTCCGATAGTAACGACAGCATCGGGCCGAAATGCTTTAGCAAAACTGGCAAAATTTTTAACAAGATGAGAATCTTCGTACGGGCATTGTAAATCTGGCCAGACGATAGTTCTTTTCATTAGTCCTCGTCTTCATCGTCATAATCACCGAAGCGTTCTGGTTCGATTGGAGTAGGCAATATCCAAGCCGGATAAGCTTGAGGTTCTGTAATCATAAATAAAGCAATAGATTCTGAGAACCCGGCTTTACGTAGAGATTTCCAATATTCGTGTAACCCTATGCAGTAGGCATCGAGTTCAGAATATCCCTGTTCTTCAAGAGCTTTAGTCTGTCTTCTTGCCATAGTTAATTATCGCTTCTCTAAGAGTCGGATTATAGTTTCAACACGCGCTGATAACGCAGTAACTTCGTCTCGTAAACTTGAGCCAGAATTAGGCTTTAGTTCGTTTAGGTAATGCTTTACTAACCATCGCACCGAGCCAATAAACGAACCAATAACGGTCGTAGCAGCAACAGCAAGAGCCGCCGTGTCCTGGGCACTCATTACCTTTTAGTTGGCGTGGCATAACCGAACACCCCTGCTAGAACCGCCCATAAAATAGAACGATAATCGGCTGCAAAATTAGAAGCTGCCCAAGCTGATAAGAACGCTCCGGCTGTAAGGATTGCAGGGTTTTTCATATTCATTATTTATCCTTTGAGTAGTGGGAGATTAAACGGCCTACCGTCTTGGTCGCCATTCTTTGTAAACGAAACATGCATGTGTTTTTCATGCGGGTTAATCCCCCGGTACTTGACCCAGCGAAATAAGGTTTTTCTGCTAGCGATTTTTCCAGCGAAGATAATATAAAAGATTCTTCTGTCAGACTTCGCCAATGTACGAAGCTGATCCGCAAGATATGGCATGACGTCTGGTTTACTTTTACCGTGTAAATCCCGGTCCAGGTCCAGGGCACGTACCCAGCCTGCAGAATCGGGTATATGGTCCGAAGTACCTGCGGCAAGATGGCGCGCGTCTGCGACCCAACCATCACTAGATTTGTCTCTATCTGGAAATGCCGCATTGACTTGGCTTCTAAGGGTTTCCCCTGCTTTAGACAGTTTCGGCTTCATTGTCTAATTCTGGAGCGATAAAGTTTTCTCCGTCATAAGTCCAACCAATTCCAACATTATCTGTATATTCGACGCAGGTAGAATTAGTTGCTAGTTCAGCAGATTTTAAATCTTTAGCCACGATTATATTTACTACAACCGTTCCAGATATAACAGCATAATTTTTCATTTCATCTCCTATGAATTAGTAGTAAAGAATTACTGCGCCGTTACCGCCGACACCGCCGCCTGTACCGCCACCTACTTCGTTACCGCCACCGCCACCGCCACCGCCGTTACCACCGTTACCGCCTGTACCACCTGCGACACCGTTAGAACCAGCAGCAATAAAACCACCGCCACCGCCACCTGCGTAGTTTGCTCCGTTACCGCCTGCGAATCTTCCTGCGCCACCTGCGCCACCAGCAGTTGCATTTCCTGATGCTCCACCGCCGCCACCGATGAGTCCGGCTCCACCGATTCCACCTGCCAAGCTTTGTCCACCACTACCGCCGCCACCTGAAGTACCTGCGCCACCTGCTGAGCCTGCTGATGCGCTTACGCATCCAGCCCCGCCAGCGCCGTAACCTACTCCACCGATTGCTGCTGCTGCGCTTGCAGTAGTACCTGCTGCGCCTGCTGGCTCTGCTCTAAATCCAATTCCACCAGCGCCGCCGTTTTGCGTACCATTAGCGCCACCGCCACCGCCGCCGATGAGTCCAGCAAAACCGGATGTGTTTCCGCCACCGCCGCCACCGCCACCTGCGACTAAGCCATTAAAAGATGTTTGACCGCCTGTACCACCATTTCCAGTACCACCTGTACCGCCTGCGCCTATAGTTGCAGTATTAGTTGCACCTATTGGGACCCAACCTTGAGTAACGCCACCTGCTCCACCGCCGCCTGGACCATTACCGCCATTGTTTGTACCGCCACCGCCGCCACCGCCAATAACGATAGCGTACGCCTGAGTAATTCCAGCAGGGAAAGTAACTGCACCTGATGAGGTGATGGTCTGTTGAAGAATTAAATTCTGTTGGCCATTTATTATCGGCGGATATGCTGAGACGCTCATTATGCTAATTCCGTTCCGAATGCAGTAAAGGTTAAAGCGTTAGCAGTTCCAGTTCTAACTGTTATTACATCTGTTGCAGCGATAGTAATTCCGAGAGTAAAAGTAACAGTTGAGTTAGGCAAAATGTTTGTGTCGTAAATAATCGCGTTACTTGTAGCTGCTGCTGCGCCTGCTATTCGAGCGAATACTCGCGCTGATGCAGTTGTCGCCGTGTTATTACATATAACTAAACTGGAAATAATTTCGGACTGTCCTGCAGATACCGTGATTAAATCAGCGTTAGACGTTGATGCCGGGGCCGCTTGCCCCAGTATTTTATAGGTTGTTGTTGCCATTGTTTATGCTCCCATGAGTAGGAATGGATGTGGATTTAAGCCTTTAAAATTCTCGATTTTATCTACTGTGGTATCTATGGCATTTCCCAGGGTACGCATCGCCAGGGCACCATTTTTGACGAACGACGTATCGTCCGGTTCGCTCCAGCCATATACAGGACTCGTTGCCATTTATACTCCTTTAATCATCGTAAGAGAACCATTGTACCGCAGCGCCTACTGCATTCCATGTAAGGGCAGGTTGGACGTCCTGCCAGCGTGTAGGCACTACCGAATAGGAATAGTCCGAACTTTTAATTGTGACCTGATATTGAGTCCGATTAAACGAAATAGTAAATCCTTCGACGAACCCGCTATAGGTAACGTTTTTTATCGGTATCGGTAGGTTCTGTATCCGGATCGGCTCACCGACTGTAAGATTTAGAAACTTATCCCTATTGACTGAAGTGACCGAATCTGAGTCTATTGGGATGGTAAAAGAGGATAGGTTAGTTCTAGGAATGGCTCTAAGGGTTATCCATCTATCGGCCAGAATTTGAGCATCTGTATTAGTTTCTATTTCGGTTTGAATAGTTGCCGAAACTAAGCCGTAAGTTGCCTGAGAAGTTAAGTCCTCTGAAGTAACAGTAGCGTTAGCCTTATAGGATAAAATTACCGAGTTAGTAATATCGGCTACTGTTTTCTCGCTCTGTGTGCCACGCCATAGAATGTAATTTTTAGGAATAGTAAAAAACCCATTATCTCGAGCATCTACGAATCTTCTAGATTCATTGGCATAACCAATAGTTCCAACTCCTGTATCGTAAATATATCCGAAGGCCATCCGAGCATAAAGTCCAGCTAGTGTGTAAGCATCTTCCGGGTCTGCTGTACGAGCTGTAAACTCATAAACGCCAGGAGTGTCTACTACATCTATGCTGACTCCTGCTTCGGTTAAAATCCGGTCTATTCGTACATCGTCCATTTCTTTTGGATAGTTAGTATCTCCGACTATCGTTCTGGACATTTCAGCTAGTGGAGACACGGCAGTAATTGTCTGAACTGCCACCGTAGCCTGCAAACCACTCTGAACTACTTTATTAGTAATTGAAGTTACTTTACCGGTAAATAGGAAAACGTCTGCGTTGGCAGAATCTTCGATTTTAATAACTACATCTTGACGAACATTGAACCCATAATCGGTATTAGTCTCATTAAGAATATCTATAGTGGCATATCCTGGACGAGCCTGGGACCAGATGTTATCTCGCCCGAATGTTATGTTTACGTTGTATAAGGTATCGCCTGTAAAATCAACGCCATTTATAGTAACGGTTGAAACTGGATTCCATCCCATTACGCATAAGCCAGACTGGTTCCGAGATTGTTAAAAGAACCGGTAGAAGTCGCAGCATTACTTAGAACGTTCGAAATACTACGCGCTGTGCCTATTGGGTCTATCGCTCCGTTTATTGTGACGTAATTGTTTACACTAGCTGAACTTACGCCGCTAATCCCAGAAGTACCTTTAGGCAGGCTAGGCGCTGATTTGTCGCTGGCGTTATCAAATGGATTTAAGAAACTTGCAACATCCCCGGCAACATCGCCAATCCTTCCCGCGAATTGGAACATTGTTTTAAATAAGTCAATTAAGCGAGCCACGGCGGTAATTACTACTCCTACCGCGATTCCGACTGCTTGAATTGCTATCTTGAAAGCGCCGCCTAAGAATGGCGCTAAGTAGTCTCTGGCAAATTCTAATAAATCTTTAAATGAATCTTCGTTCTCCATTACGATTTTTTTAACTCTATCGAATGCCTGTTTAATTCCGTCAATTACTGGAATGAATATAGATTTGGCTATTTGGATTATATCTTCGAATGCTTCTTTTAAACCGCCGTTGCCTGTAAATCCAGAAGTAAATCCTTCTAGTGCTGGCATAACATATTTAACAATATTTTCAATTAGTGGAGTAATTGCCTGGAGAACGAATACACCAACAGTTTCTTTTGCTTCGTCGAATGCAATTTTCAAGCGGTCCATTTGACCTTGAAATGTATTAGCCTTTGCGGTTGCTTGGTTCTCGAAAGTCTCGCCTAGTTTTTTAAAAACATCATCTGTTTTCATGCCAGCCAGTTCGGCTTTAGATAACCCAACGCCTAATTTACCTAGCGCAGTATTTGAGCCTTCTTGCGCTTTCGCTAATGCCGTTGTAACGCTTTCCAGACTTTTACCACTGCCAGCACTTATGTCTAATGCGAGTCTTTGCAGTTTTTGAGCAGTAGTTACGTCACCCGTGGCGCGCGCTAATCTTTCTAGGCTAGGACGTAGTTCATCATCTGTGACACCGAACGCTAAAGAAGTTTTTGTTATATATTTTTCTGTCGCGGCAATTTGGTCATCTGTTGCTCCAGTGACATTTTGTAAAGTTATTCTAAGTTTTTCCTGTGCGGCTTCATCTGCAATAGCGGATTTAACTCCGTCTACTAATAACTTGCCAGCATAGGCAGCGGCAGCTACTCCAGCAGCAGCGAACGCCGCACCTGCTACTTTACCGAACTTGCCTATTTTATCGCCGAAGCCTGAAACCTCGTTATCGGCTTTATTTATATTCTTTGTAAAATCGTTTATATCCGCTAGGAGTTTTAACGTTAAGGCTCTACTTGTTCCGGCCATTATGTCCACTCCTTCAAAATTTTACTAAACGCATCGGTCCATTCAGAAACTATCTTCGGTTGGATTTTGCGAAGCGTAGGATAGATAAACCATCCCTTAGAACCGCGACCCTCTCGACCTGACCAGACTGGGAACTGCTTATACCTATTAGAACCGAACTCTGATCCGCCCCAGATATCCTTAGTAGTTGCACCACCTGAGAATTTTTGAGCTGCGAATCCATAAGTAATCTCACCTATTTTAGAAGACTTCTTTACTCTGGAACCTTCTGCAATACGAGAAGCCACCGCCCGGGAACTTAATCCCGAAGCGGCGCTAATCACTTCGTTTCTTGCGTACTCTGCTAGCGCACCGGAAACGCGCTTAGCTTCTACGGTTGCCTGTTCATCCATGTTTTTTAACGCTTTAAAGACGGCACGAAGTTCGGACTTATCGAAGGCTATTTCTTCAGCCATGATTCCTCGCTTCTAATATCTCTATTGCAGTTAATATATCTTCGGCAGTCTCCCACTTATCCATAGGAATCCGTGTAGCGATTGCCAGTTCTACTAAGAGTCGGCTTACGCTTCCTCTGGGATGGCTTTTGGGTCTGCATCGCCTACTTCAACATCTGCGACGGTTTCCATCCAGATATCAAGCGACTTAACCGGCTTACCACCTGCATCCCGTTTCATGGCGCTATGCGCTACGAATAGAATGTCGTACATCCCGCCGAACTGGGAGATAACCTTTTTAGTTGTCATCTCCCATCGAGCATAATCCGGCGGACGTACTTGGTAAGTTTGTTCTGACCCATCGTTATATTTAATTGTTATGTTCTGTTGCATTTACTTGCTCCCGTTCTTTAGTTTGTTTAACTGAATGTATCTGTAACGATTCCTTGCTTCACCTTGAAAGTAAAGTCTACAGTCTGAGCATCTGTTCCGGCTCCACCTGCTGTTGGAAACTCTGGGAAGATATCAAAAACGAATTGCGCTCCAGTTGCCGCAGTCATAGTAACCGCGATTCCTGTATCCGGCGCTGATTCTGCTGCTGTCCAGATTGCCTCGCATACTGAAGCAGTTTTTCCCCAATCGGCTAACATTGAAAGCGCAAAAGTGCCTTCAAGATTAACGGTCTTTACTGCTTCTCCGTCTAGAGTTTGATATACCTCACGAACGATTGTCTTTGTTAGAATTGCGCTTGTTGCTTGGGCTTCGATATCTGTTCCACCTGTGAAAGATAGAGAAACATCCCGCCCTGTAATTACCTGAGTGGCCATTTGTTTTCCTTTAGTTTGTTTGTGTGTAATAGGTAGAAACTCGAATATCAGCCACTAAAACGTTAGACGGCCCTACTTGAGTTACTGTGGGTTTTTCTATTGCTCCGATTGTGTATCCGACTGGAATTACTTTCAGAACGCTTATTACTAACTGCTCGAGATTATCGAGTGATGCCGGGTTGGAGTTATACGCAACCGCTACCGAGATAGTTAGATTTATCTTCATATGTAAAGTTGATTTGTTAATAGTTTCCAGTTCGATATATGGCGAATCCGGAACGGTCACTACGAAAGGAACCATCGGCGCTTCTGGGACGTAGGCATAGACGTTAGCCGTTACGCCTGAGAATGCAGTGGCTAAAGGTTGTCTAACTGTGTCTAAAATTGTTGCCATTACTGAACCATCGTTTCGACGTCAATATATGCGCCTAGTAATCCTGACACTCGATTGAATAAACTACGGCCTAAACGGTACGGCGAAAATTGAGTAAAATCTACACCTTCGATTTGACCACCTGGAGCGATTCGGGATTGAAATACTTCTACCGAAACAGCGAGAACAGCAGACTCGACGGCGCTAACGCCAACATAAGTAGAAGCGCCAGTAAGTGTTGCAACACCGGATGGAATAACATTTTTTTCGAGAACGTCAGCGTTCGTAATATCAGCCTGGAAAGTATAAGCATCTGGATCAGCCTTAACAGTTCGGGTCCCATTGAAAGGCGTCCCGCAACCAGTAATAACTACTGATTGACCTTCTGTAAATTCATGAATGGCGACTGTATGAAAGGTCGCTACGTTATCTTCTAAAGAAACTTTATCTATTGCCGTGGCATAAGTTACGAGCATTGGCAAAATTACCGCTTCGGCGGTATCTATAACATCTGTTAAATAAGCGTCGTTATAGAGAGAACTAGAAACACCAAGTACGGAACGCAATTCGCTTGCAGTTACTATTGTTGCCATTTCTAGTCCTCTCGTTAAACGACTGGGGGGAATCCCGGGAGCAGAACTCCCCCCATGATTAGTGTGTTACTTACGCGACCATGTAACGGTATGCGCCTGCAGCTAGTTTAGTTGCGATTGCGCCGTAACCGTAGTATGCGACCTGTACTTGACCTGTTGAGATTACGTTTGTCTGTAGTGATAGACGTGGAGACTCGTACCAGGTGTAAGCATCTGGATTAACGACGATTGCTGTGTTATCGCCTAATCCTGCTGTGTCTGTTAATGCGCGTGATACACGTAGGTTTAGCCCTAGAAGGTTTCCGCGAACTGCTGTTGCAGTAAGTGTTCCACCTGCGTTTTGTGGGTTAATTGTCTGCTGGAAAATTGGACGGTTTGAAGAATCTACTAGTCCCATCATCGCACCCCATTGTTCCGGAGATACAATAATGTTTTGTGCGAACCCTAGAGTTCCCTTATAAATAGAAACTGCTGCATCTGAAACGAAGTCAGCGACTAGCGCTCCTGTTGTGAATGCTGCGCGGTTTCCGCCATCTGTTCCGCCTGTAATTAGTGCGGTTCCTACTGCTTCATCTGTAGCCTTTGCGTATGCGAACTCCATTTGACGAACTAGTTCTGCGAAGAACGCTGGGCTAGAACGGTCCAAAATTTCAAGGCTGAATACTTGCTGGCCAATGAACTTCTGAACATTTACAGAAACGAACGCTGCGTTCTGATCTGTGTTTGATGGTGTTCCACCTTCTGATGCGACTGCAACAGTTGGAGCAACAGTAATCTTAGGAATTTCGAATGTCATTCCTGCATCTGGAAGTGCGCCACGTGAAATTGAGTCAATAATTGGACGGTCTGCGTTTGAGATTCCGTTAATTACTTCTGTTAATTGACGTGTTGGAACTAGTCCAGCGTTATCTGTTGTGTCTGCAGCAGCAGCTACGTACATCTTTGATGTGTCGTCGCCTAGTGATGCGCGAACTGAATGCTCGAGATAAGAAGCCTTATCAACGATTGGGTTACGAACTGTGACTGAAGTGTAAGGTGCTGTTGCAGCCTTTACTTCAACCTTAGCAGCCTCTACCGTTTCTGCGGCAGGAGTGCTTTCTGGAACGGTAGTGTCTGACACTTGTTCTCCTTCTGTTGTTGATTTTGTTTCATCCTGAACATCTGGTTCAGAAACTTTATTTTCTTCTGCGGCTACCTTCTGGACTTCGGCTCCAGGAATTGCGCCGTCTGTTACTAGAGAAACTTCTACGAGTTTAGAAGCGCTGATAGCCATGACTCCGTTTTTGTTATCCCATGATTCAACATCTACGCCCACGCTAAAATCAGAACGAAGCCCAGTAGCAGCTTCTTCTAGTGCGTCATTTCCGGCAGTAGTTTTAGCAATTTTAAAAGAAGCTGTAATTCCAGATTCATCTTCTGACCACTCGACTAACTTTCCTAAAGGTCTTGTCTGGTCATGCTGTAGAACTAATTTTGTGTTTTTTGCGAATTCAATAGAATTAGGCTCGAACATTGTGCGACCTGCTGAAGTGTTACCTTCTGCGTTCCATTGAACGATTCGACCTGCGATAATACGAGATTCCGCATCTGAGGCCGTTAGTGTTACTGGCATTGTTATTTTCATTATGCTCTTTCTCCGTTATCTATTAAGTCTTCTTCTTCTTGAATCTGCTCTACACTCATGGCGCCGATCCGGTTTAGAATTTCGTAAACCTGAGCGCGCTGTAGTGGGTCTCCACGCAAGAACTCGTCTAGCGAGAAGCGAATTTCCGTTGTACTAGACACGAAGTCCGGCATGGATAATCTTTGTTCAATAGCTGTTAAAACATTTTTGAGCGAGAAGTCTATGAGCGCTTTACGTTCTGAAATAGCGTTCGAATAAGTCATGCTAGACGCTTCTGCGCTTACGAAATATGCCGGGATGTTGCAGGCGCGGGCTAACTCGAGTGCGACATATTGTCTGGCTTCGTTTAGTTGGAGTTTTGCCGGGTCTATGCCCAACGCCTGCAATTCAACATCTGCATTTAGAAACGCAGTAGATTTATTGAGTCTGGCAGTTCTCCAAGATTCTAAAAGTTTTGCAATACGTTCTGCCGGTAGATTAGTTCCGTTAGATTTTAATACCTGTAGTGGAACCGGCTCTTTAGCGAATGCTTCTGCAGCTTGTTCTAGTGCGTGAGCTGCGCGAATAGTGCGACCTGCTCTATTTAATAATCCTTCATCTAATCCGTAAAATACTACAAGCGAACCTACGCCCTGAACTGGAACTACTGATCCGTCTACTTGGTATCCTACGATTTCGGTTTGTAAATCATTTAATTTAACCGTTACACGGTCTGGAGCGACGCGAGTCCAGGCGCGAACTCTGCCAGTCTCACCGTACTGTTCTAAAACCTGTCCGTACCCGATTCCATGTAGCCAGATATCTTCGGCCAACCAAGCATAAATAGCAGAACCCGGAACGCGTGGGTCTGGTTGATTTATTACTGCAGGTGTTGGAACATGAGCGCCATTTAATTTTGAGTATTGCTCGAGCGGTAATCCAGCTAGTGTCCCGCAGACTATGTTTCTTGCCCGGGCTACTGTTGGAATTGCCATCGCTTGCGCGCGAGTCGCAGTAGACGGCGTAAAGTTAAAAGGATTTAGCGCGGCTGTATTATTAAACGGCGCTGGAGTAGAAGCAGCATCCACCGTAATCGGTTCCTGCTTGCTTGAATAAAGAAAGTTATCGAAGAATCCCATTAGACATATTATAGCCTATATGTCCAACATTTATCCGAACTGAATATCTACTTCTGTCTCTGCGCGTGTTGCAAAATGCGTAACCATTGAAGCTGCTACGCCACCGCAGATAATTCCAGACGCTTTACGTCCCATGACCCAGCCACCGTCGCCACGTTGTAATTTAACGGCGCTTAACACTTGTTTATCGAGTTCTTCTTGCGAATTGTGAACGAGTCTGGCAGAAGATACTGCAGAAACGAATTCGTCGCAGGACTGCTGATAATCCTGGGAGTTAATTTCGTAAATCGGAATTCCGGCAGGTGCAAGGCGCGCGGCTACTGCTGCGGCTGTGGATTTTGAGTAAGCAACATAATTAACCGGGAACTTTCGGACCCATGGCGCAATATCGTTAGCCATCTGTTTATCATCTATTGAAACTGGGTTAAACCATGTATGAAGAAGGCTTACTAGGAAACGGTCCCCGTCTAAACGCTGGCCTGCGACTAAAGCTCCGTGTTTTCTGTCCGGGCTTAAATCTATAGCCATCCAGGTATCCTTTTCTCTATCGAGTTTAGGTTCTGGGTCGTAACATTTTTTCCATTCGGCTTCTGATATCACGGGATTTATCATTGAAACGAACTGGCATAAGATTTCGGTTCTGAATATATCTTCTCTGTCTGATAAAGAATCTTTTATATTATCTTCATGGACTGTATGGCCTAAACTTGGGTTTGACTGATACCAAGCTTCTTTGTCTGTTACTTCTGCTCCAGGTTCGGCGCTCCATTCGAACCAGCCTATCGAATCATCCGATCCAGCAGCAGCAGCTAGTCCACGTTCTCTAAATTTTAAAAGTAATACTGAGTTAGCGTGACCAGCGTTCGAATAGAAGTAGGCCTGCGGATTTTTATTCGACATCTGAGTAAAGCGCATTGAGGACCAGACGTCCTCTGTATCGAACTCGCGTAATTCGTCAATATGAATAACATCCGGACCGGCAATTCCTCGAGCTGCTGAGTTACCGGCTCTAATTAGATAACGTGCGCCATTTTTAAATCTAATCTCCTGAGAACCCTTGGACTCGTACTTCTTTGAGAACCCTTCTTGCAGAATATGAGAGTCATCTATCATCTGACCAACCTTAAAGAAGATTTCAGACGAAGTAGTAAGTTTATGAGCAGTTGCCAGGTGCATCTTTTCGCCTAAGCAGTAAATCCCAAATAAGATTCTAAGCGCCATGAATGTAGATTTACCCTGCTGGCGTGGCAACATGATGCCCACTAAAGGATGACCCCACCTGCCATCTGGCTTATATTTTAGAGTTTCAATAGCCAGTAATTCTTGCCAGGGTAAGAGTGGAAACCCAATATCTTTACAGAACTGAATCATCTCCGGACCTTTAGACGGTAGGTCTAGGCTTTTAGAAGCGATTCTAGGAGTCTGGGAGCCGTAACGTACTTCTACTACCCCTTCCTCAGCCGTTGTAAGCCCATCTGAGCCTGTTTGAGCCGTCATGAGCCTAATTCCCCCGGAAATAATGAGGCGGAACGCGTCCTCTACTGACATCTTGAGAACGGTCACATCATCTTCGGGTACCATCAGAAAAAATCCCGACGTGGGATTCGGGGTCGTCGGTAAAAATACATTGACGCACCGCTGCGCGGTTTTATCCTGCACTTCACCGTGGGCTTCGCCGGTCATGAACGCC